TACCTGTACTTCTTACTATAGACATATTGATATATATTATGGAGTTACTAAAAGAGTTCTATATGACCATCCTTCTACATTACTTAATCCTGCAAGAAACATCTTGCCTGATCCCAAATCATTAACAGCATCCTCCATTGATAGATACTCATTCAAGCCAGAGAAATTTATGTTTTCTGCATCAATTACAAAAGGTTCGCTTAGCAAGGCTGGAATTGTGACCATTGCAGGGCCAGATGTTTCAACCCAACTGCCTCCAAATTGACACCATATTGAATATGTGAATGAGGCTTCAATAAATGGATTGATTATACTGCCCATTGCATTGTAGCTGCCATTTGTGGCGACACTAAATCCATTACTAAGATTTACTAGTGAGTTTGGAGTAACTCTGATTTCAGAATTGCCGTTAGAACACAATGTATCATTTGATGCTACATTGCCGCACAAGCATGCATTTGGATCTGCAACAGCACCAGCTTGAGGTGGACAAGTACTCAATACAACCTCTTGGTTATATGTATTATTTAGTATACTTCCGTCGTCATTATCTCCACCTATAGTTATAGTGTTAATAAACCCGTCTTCTCCATCATTTTCAACAAGAGGAACAACGGCTAACACGTCAATAACCTTAGTCACTATAATAAGCTTTTGTTGCTCACCGTTTAACAGCTTAGGAATATTCCACAATAGTGTCCTTGTCCCAGCATTGTATGAAACTGTCCCCTTACCTGGTGTAGCACTCACAAATTGAGTCCCCAAAGGCAATATATCTGTTACCAAAACATTTGTATCATCATGTACTCCGTTATTAGCAGCAGTTACAACCCACGTTATATTATCTCCATTTTTAGAAAATGTATTCATTATAGTATCGTTATATTATTAGTTGATGTTGAAATTCCTTTTTTTACTATTGACAAATCAGATGATTTGCTCTCACATTCACCGCTACATGCATTACATATAGATCCATTTGCGCATACAACGTTTTTACACATGTCCTTAAACCCTATTTTTATATTTACGAAAGTGCTTAAGTTTTTGCATGAGCACGAAACCTTTATTGTAACGTCTGTATATTTGCCAATCTTTAAGCTATTGTCTCCAGTAAAAGACAATATCCCATTTGTTATAGAAGGAGAGCCAAAAAATCCATTTCCGTATGATATAATTTGATATGTTAATGGACATAATGGAGTTCCTGTTGGACTCATTGAACACACATTTATTTTAGCATTTTCTAAAATATTTACTTCACCAGTTTCGCCACAAGGCGCAACAGAGTCATTTGACATTAATATCAAATTTGGAATATAAAAACAATTATCACAACTATTAACCACAGGCGGTTCTACTGTAGTTGCTCTACAAAGACATTTTTTTAACATTTAACATTTGCATTTTATACAGCTTAATTCTTCTTCTGCTAGGTTATAAAATTTGGTTGCTATTTCATTTTTTTTAACTTCTGAATTTATATAAAAAGACTCTAAGTAAAACTTTATTTTCAGAATCTTCTCATACTCCTCTTTATTTTCTAATGTTGCTTTTGATATCATATTATTGAGCTTACATTTAAGCGTGCACGCAACACCAACTTGCTTAATATATTCCACCCCATTGTTGTTGTACTTTAAACAATATATTCCATCAATGAGTTTCATGTTTTCATTATTATATTTTAATATATTAATGGCGTCAGTCTTTACGCTAACTTCTTTATAATTAGAAAAACCAGGGAATTGTATTTCTAAAATATAACTCTCTGGCTTCTCATTATCAACCCAAGTAGATAGGTCTTTGTAAAAGAAAGAATCACATCCTTTGTGAGTTAACTCAAAATCAAAGTGCCCATCTATATATTGTTTCATTACACTAGATTATTAGTTACTGGTTTGTTTACAAAAGAAACAACTGCGCGTCCATTAGTATCTCTTAAGAAATTAGAGAATGGTCTCGTGTATGATACAGCGACAGTATCTCCAGCTAAATACGTCGCACTAACAACCAAAGTTACTGTATTTCCAGAAACATTAGCAGAATTTATTGTCTTACCAGATAGCGTATATGCTGTTGTTGCAGCTGTATATGCACCAAGTGGCTCCGAAAATGTCAATACCACTTCTGTCCCTGCTCCATCGTTTATTACAGCTGACACAAGAGTAGGTACAGTTGAGTCATTGTTTATTGACATAACCTGCTCTTCTGTTAATACGGTTACTACACCATTGACTATACCAACTGGCGTAACTGCTCCTGTCACCATATCCTTAAGCCTTAAAACATTGTCGCAGCAGCTGACGCCACAACACTTGCCTCTCTCATCTAAAGCCTCATCTAGGCTATCTATTCCTACTCTTTTATTGTTTTTAACAATCCAAAATGTCCCTTTTGGAGAATGTATTGTTTTTTTATTCATTTTCTATTTTTTTAAATTTTAGTTCAGGGGAATTAACCCCTGAACATAAAATGATGAAACTATAAATTAATTAAAGAGTTTAACAGAAATCTATAGCAGGCAGTGGATTACATACATCACCTGTTATATAATTATTAAATGCTGTTTCAAGAGCGGTTTTAGTTGTAGTGTTATCTTGTGGAACCAACAATACCGTTCTACCATGTAGCTTATTCATATATCCTATATGCTCATTTGGAGAGCTCATATATGAATGGTCTATTACAATAGAAGCATAGTTGTCTCTAGGGTTAACTCTACCAGCATTAGCTCTATCGTTTTTCCCTGGCAACCCCCAATATCCAAATTTTTCATTATATCCATTGTGATTTCTTCCAGATCCACCATTATCAGATTTGTACTCCCTTACAGCCCAAGATAAACCTAAGCCTCTTGGCGCTGTAGCAGCTTGCTTTTCTTTAATGTAAAACGGAAAGTTTGTTTGATATGCATGTGCTGTTGTAATTCTAACTTCTCTTTTTAACCATTTTGGCATTGCTAAGTTAACAAAGCAACTGTCTTCAAAAACAATTGGATCTGTAATAACTCTAAAGCCAGCTGTTGGAGTGAAGGACGTTGAACCATTATCACAAACAAATGAATCGTTTACACCGTCAATTGTTTGAAATGGAGAGCTTGTAGTTGGAGATACAGTAGTAGTATTGCCAGTGGGTCCAACTGTTAAGTTACCCATAGGTAAACAAGTATTTACTTCTATATCATAATCGCAGCATCCTGTTGACTTTTTAAGAACAGCAGAGCCCTTACCATTTAGCGCCTTGTTTATTTGCTTAACTGCCAACTGCAATTGACCATATGTAGATGTAGCTACAGTTTCTACAACACTTCTAACAGAAGATGAAAATGTAACTGTATCACCATCTATCACTATAGATTGTAGTGGCGTAGAGCCCAAGCATCCAGTACAACTGCCACTTACATCAGTTAGTGCATAATTGTAAGAGGTTGTATATAACGGAGTTATTGTAAATGGATACTTATAACTTGCATCTTCAGGAAATGTTCCTCTTTTAAGATTTGTCAACCTTGATGGTCTACCAATCTGAGGTTTCAGCTGTTGCCATAATGCATTGATTAATTTAGTTGGGTCAGCCTCCTCTGAACAAGCATTGCAAAGCTCTGAACTTACTTGAGCTGTTACTGTTTTTGAGGGACCAACCTGATATCCAAATTGAACATTTGAGTCATGGTCAAGTACAGTGAATTTTATTGAAATAGGCTCATCTACATCAACACACCCTTTGATAAATACATCTTGAACTTGTTGTAACCCACAAGATGAACAATCCGTATGCATTGAATTTATATGACATCCATAAAATATTTCACCAAACGCCTTTCTGATATGTGTAGCATATCCAACACCATTAGGGTCATCACCCACTCCCAAAACAAATCTTCCATGGGTTGATTTGCTCCATGTTGCTGTATTTATTGACAACTCTGTTGAAGGGTCATAAAATACAAACTGCCCAACAGGGACTAAAGACGTCGGTGCTGTACCAGTGCTATTTGAATGGTCAAATACAGGTTGCCCTGCTGGATATAATGCTTGATTCCCACTCCCAACCAAGAAATTTTCTCTAATTTTAGTTGACATTGCTAACTATTTTTGTTGATTATTAAAATATAAATTGTTATTAAATAAAATTTTGTTTATTTGAGTTTGATATTGCTCACCATCACCCAAGTCTCTAGTAGCAATTACTGTCGCGATATCACACACCATTCTTAATTGATATGCATTATCTAAAAGTAATCCCTGATCATCCACTATAACCTCACCATTAGCATTTCTATATCTCCCTTCTTCCATTAAAGAAGGAGTAGCTATATTTGGATGTAAAATCATATAATCAATATACACACTGTCTATATGAAAACTATCGTTATGATAAACAAAGTAATCTGTTGCATTCGCTTTTATACCTATTGTTTCACCCCATTTATATGACGGATCCCAATATGGGCTTATCAATGCCTCCTCTACTTTTTGTGTTTGAAATGGTCTTACTATTAACTTTTTAATAGGACATTCATCCACTTGTGCTGTACATATTATTTTAAGAAGTTTGTAAAAATCATTTGGCAACTTCACTTTATCCTTTTCCTTGCCATCTATCTTTTTTAATTTTACATCTCTTAAAACTATAGAATCCAAATTAGCCGCAATATCATCCCTAACTTCATAAAGAAGAGCTGATTGTTGAATTACTATCTGAACAGCTTCGGTTAAAATAGAGTCTAATGCAGGTATTGTAAGTTTTTTTTCAAAATCTGTATTGAATCTATTTAAGCGTCTTCTAGTTTCATATTGTAATTCAGTTGCTTGAATCATCCTTTTTCTTCTATTGCTTTTATAATGGCATCCATTATGTCTCTATTGTTTACATTCTTTAAGAAAGACTCCATACCTTCATCATCTATAGCTATGACTTCTCCATTAAATTTGTACCCATCAGATTTACTAAATCTTAGAACAGATGCTTTTTTAGCTCTTGTAATAAGGGCTTTTATTTGTAAGTTTTCAGATGAGCCCTTAGTATTAAGAATGTCTAAAAAAATCTCAGCATTTGTCTTGCCTTTTTCATTAACAACATTTCTGTTAAAGTAGTCCATCATCTTCTTATTAACAAGATCTGGGCTTGACTTTTCATTAACAGGTTGACCCAACCCAACAGCAAAAGATAGTTTCTTTTCATAAGGCAGTCCCATATACTTACTAATGGCTTCCATTAAGAAATTGTTATCCTTAAGCTCTAACTCAACATCTTTTTCAGCTTCTGATATTATGAATCTAGCATTAATTGATTGCTGTCTTCCAGGGATTGAATATTTTTTATCAGCCTTAAAAGAAGATAGAACAACAAGGTCTTTTGGGTTATCTATGTTTAAGACACCAAAGCCTTCACTGAGTGTAACGCCAAGCTGTCTATGAGAAAAGAAAGGATCTTCCCTGTCATAAATATCTGCTGATTCAATTGAATTACCACTTTTAGGTCCTGATGTATATTTGAGCTTACATGCTTTTACAAATTCATTAAGCTCATCTTTTTCCATATTGATATCCCATTTGTTTTTAGAAAAATTCCATTTGGGTCTCCTAAAGGACTTTGTACCAGGAAATCTAGATATGTCTCCAGACAAAGAAACTTCATCTGGAGAGTCTAGACCTCTATCGCTATCTTTATACTTAAAGCGTTTTGCTCCTAAAAAATGCGACTTGGTTGATTTTGTTGGTTTTATAAAAACTTTTGTACTCATTAATTAATATTTTTATAGTTTAAAATCTAGATATTGCAGGTACAAATCTTACAAGCTTAGTAATATCTTTTACTCTAAGTCCAAATGAATTAGCATAGAATAAGTCATAATACCTACCAGCGTGAGTTGCTGTAAATCCTTTACCACCTGTAGATCCATTGACAGCACCAGCTGGAGACCATACGCCACATACATAAGTGTATACCATTTGTGATGTTGTTCTTTCTAGCATCTCAATATTAGCTCCGTTTCCCGAATCAGTACCATAATCTAACAAGTAAAATTCGTAAGATTGTAATGGCAATCCAGTATCTGGATGTAATATTCCACCTGTATGCTCTCTTGAATCAAGAGCAGGTAGGTGCTCAACTCTTATGTTTCCATAAGGGAATAACTGAACTTCAGTGAAGTATGTTCCTCCTAATGTTAAGCCAGTTTTGTTTTTCTTGACAAATGTATCAAAATCATAAGGGATTCCAGATTTTGCAAATCTAGCTTCCAACCACTTGTTCCATAGCTGCAATCCTCCCATTCCAGTGTAAAGAATAGCTGTTCTTGAAGTTGAAGCAATTTCATATTCCTGCCATATTGATTGTAAGAAGTCTTCAAAGAATTCAATAGAGCCACCAAACAATGGATATTCATATTCATGACCATCTTCCATAAACTCTATTAAACCAGGTCCTCTCCTTACATATTCGCCAGAAGATTGGTCTATGATATTTTTGCCAGCAGACCTTCCCCAGAATAGGGTCATCTCCTTTTCCATCTTGTTTGCCTTGACAAACTCTGCTTCTATTAAAGAGATTATTTTATTTGGCATCTTTTCAAGTGGCTTTCCGTCATCTCCGCAAAACTCCACTCTCAAATACAACTCATTGGCTTTGTTTGTAACTCTGGCTTTGCGACCTACATCAGACATGCCTGATTTGAAAACCATGTAGCCAGTTCCATTTAGCTGCCAAGATCCATAGTCACTAGAAGCTTCACCATAAGCTGTTCTTCCAAAACTATCCCATTCTATGCCTTGTGCCAATAATTCAGTTGGAAAATAATTATTCTCATTATCTGTTACCATTTGAACCCAATAAATCTGACCATCTCCCTTACCTTCTCCATCAACCTTTTGTATTCTAACTTCAAGATCTGGAGCGATTACAGGAGACAAGATATCACCGACAACATAATTTAAGCTGTCTAAAAAAACAGGAAATATAGTATGCTGTATACCAGGAGTTGCTGTTTCGGTTAGATTGCCAAGAGACCTTGGGTAAATCTTGCCTCTTGTTCTTAGTTTCCATTCAACCTCTTCAGTATCTACATATCTCACTCTTGAGGTTTTCATTAAAAAATCAGAAAGCGGAGTTGTATTCCCCTTCCTCATTGTTGAAATCAATTCAATGGGATTGTCACTAATATCGGTTACTGGCTTAATATTGTAGTTAGCCAATAGCACGTTTTCACTAGCTATATTCCCCCAATTGATGTGCGAAGCTGTCTCTTCATAGACTTTAAACTTATTTACTATTGGTTTCATATTAAAATTTTATATACTAAACTCTTGAACATTAACAGGATTGTGTTTTGTTCCTTGGTTATATGTATTTGTTTGCCTCTTAATAGCCTTTCTTCTACCATTAAGGAAATCTAGTGTTTCATTGCCCCCTTGAATTCTAGCCTTAGTAACAAGTTTTGAAAAATCAAAATCATTCATTATGAGATATGCAAACATAAGCTGCCACTCTCTATTTTGCTCATACTTATGTAAACCTATTTGATATTTTGTGGCACGAGCCTTTTTCTTAACTCCACTCTCATCTACATATTCAAATGCTTCTGTTTCCTCATACAATCCGCTATTCAAATTATTTGCATCTTGTTTACTGATAGAGAACCCCAATAGTTCACCATTTGCCAATGTCTCACGGACAAACTTTCTTGACTCTTCTTCTTGCTTACGCTTATTTTCTTCAATAGCCATCTGCTCTTGTCTCTTCTCGCTAATTATCTTATCCTCAAATTCTTTAAAGTATTCTTGAGCTTCAATGGCATCCTCATATGTTTCATCGGACTGTATTGATAAGTTCCAAAGAGCCTCAATTTTCTTTTCAGATACTCCTTTTCTTCTATGGTATTCTTTAACAAGAGTTTCTCTGTTACTTAAATCAACATCATCTGATATGTCTAATTCAGAGAAATTGGTTACGCTGTATAATGTTTCTAAATCAGATAGCGATCCACCATCCCTTAAAAACATTATCGCTTTTTTGACATCCTCATTATATCCTTCAGATTCTAATTTGCGTAAATTATTTTGTTCGGCAGATCTGTTCAAGATGTCCATTAGTTCTGCTCCTGTTAGGTCTTTCTTCACATCACCATCAAAGTCTATAAGACCCTGTGATATATATTCATTAAGAATAACAGATGCTTCTGTTTCATCACTCACGTCATCCTCAAATTCTTCGGTCTTAATCTCATCCGTTGGCATTGTATCAATTTGCTGATAATCTAAGTTATCATCCTCAAATTCTTCATTTTCTAGCATAGAAAATGGATTAACTTCTTCATTAATTTCTTCCATTGTTTATTTATTTATTTATTTTTTTTGTAGATATTTTTGCTATTTCTTTTTTTGCCTTTAATTCCTCTCTTAATCGCTGTAATTCAGCGTCTCTATCCTTTTGATTTTCTTTTACCTGTGTAGCCAATTCAATTTCTTGTCTTTCAGTGGTATCATTGATATTATCTCTATCTATATCATATTGGTTTGCAAACTTAAGAGAATCTAATTCTGCCATCCTTAGCTTGTACTCATACTCTAATTCAAGCTTTGTTAGTTCAAATTGCTGCTGGTTCTGCATCTGTTGTTGAGCAGCATCAGCTTGCTGTTGAACCATTTGTTTCTCATGCTGCTGCTGCTGTTGCTGCTCCATTTGTCTTCTTTCTTCTGCTTGTTCTGCAATATTTAATGACTCTATACCAGATTTTGACCATATAGACTTCATTAACTCAGTGAATGTTATTGCGCCAGAAGATGCCATTGACTGCAATAGTGATTTTGACATTAGCAAATTATCTACATCTGTTGTGTCATTGGAGACATAAACAGCGAGTTCAGCCATCTCTAATGTGTCACTATCAACTGATAACTCTGCAATTGAATAATCATCTAAGACGTATGATAATGGTGTTGGATCTTCAAGATAAGCTATCTTAGCTTGTCTTACAAGATGTGTTAAGAACTGTTCTTTAAATAAGTTAAATGTTGAGTATATGTCTTCTGTTTGAGACATAGACTGTATTATATTTTGTTGATTATTTGTTGCTGTCATATATGGACTTATCTGACCAAGCCTCGATGAGTTGTATGACATTGCATTGGTCGCCTCCTCTTTTAGGTAATTCAAATAATTTAACTTTGAAGTTAAGTCTTGCATATTTGTTAAATCCAAAGTTTTTAAACCCTGGGCGTCAAATCCTCTTGAATCAGTAGAGTCCATAACCATAAACCCTTCCTCATTAATCAACTCCATCCATTGATCTGTTGTATATTGCGCAGGTTTTTGATTTATATATAGCGTTAAGATCCTTCCCTTATCTTTAGATATTATTTTGTTTATTTTTGACCTAATTACATTATAATCGTAAGCAGTTGGCTTAGCCTTATCTAATGGTGCAACAAAATCACTGTTTCCATAGAATGAACCCCATGCAAATCCATAATATGGACCACTAACATTATACACGTCATTTAGTGAATTATACTGATTTTTAATTGGTTGCTTTCTAATATATATCTTTTCTCCGCCAGATTCTATTATTATAGTTTCATACAGCTGGGGAATCCAAAATTCAGACTCTTTTAAATCACCTGTTTCTGGAGAATACTTGTAGTGTTCACTTCTTATAACCTTCATCTCATCACCAGTATCAGGATGCACTCTAGTTATCTCTTTGTATTTTGCAAGCGCTCTCCATGCTGTGTGCACATATCTAACATATTGATTTCCTGCCTTATACCCTGCACTGGATCTGGCTCTTGATTTTAAGTTTGCCATTATTGACTGTCCCTCTGGAGTCATAATATCTATGTGTCTTCCATCTTCAGTCCTTACATACTCGTTTATTAGGTTACTATCATCATAATCATTTATTGAGTAACTTGAGAGACTGTCGTCAATTTTTGAAATATCAGATTTTGATAACTCTTTGCCATGTCTTCTAAACAATTCAGCTATAGTTATATCCTCTTCATGCTTCCACCAATCTGCATCCTGAATAGCAAACTTGCCTTTCCCTCCACCATAGTCAAAATTCAATGGGTTTACAAGATGAACTTCTAATTTACCGTTATATATAGGTGCTGTCATAACTGGAAGACCCGTTATTATTAAATTCTTGAATGCCTCATTGAAATAAAACTTCATGTTGTGATTCCTTATAACCCAGTTTAATATCTTTTGACCTGCATTGCTGCCAGATGACCTAAAGGTCTTTTTCATATATTGCTTAATCTCTGGAAGCGTCATTGACTCAACCTGTTGAGACATTTGTTCTTGAATTTGCTGTTGCTCTTCTTCACTTATTTGCGGATTACCATCCTCATCAAGTGGTATTTGCGACTGAATCTCTTGTTGCACCTGTTGTTGTATAGGTGCGATAATTGTTTCCTGAATATACTTTTGCACCAGCTCAAGCCTTTTTTGCTTTATCTGTGTTGTAGCCGTTGGTGATATATCAACACACAATGGATTAAATGGTCTCTTTGCTTCATCTCCAACCATTGATGAAGCTATAGATGACAATATATCATAATGCCTTGTTAACCCTATATCAATACCCTCTTTAGCAAATGCAGATAGTGTTATGTAATCATTAAAGTCTTCTAGCTTCCCTTTGCCATTGTATATATTATAGTTGGTCTTAAATCTTTCTTTTACAGAATCTGTATTATAGCCTACTGTAGATGCTATTTTATCTGCATTCAATTCATACCACTTTGAATTTGATGCCCTTTTTTGTCTTTGAGATAGTCTCAATTTGTCGTCAATATTATCTGAATGATTGATATCCATAATTTTTTTTAGTTTTAAAATATGCGTTAAGTTCTTTAAACACCTCATTAACTTTAGGTTCATCAATATACCCTTCCTCTTCTTGAGATAACCACAATGCTAGTATCTGTAAGCACCTAAAATAATCATAGTTGCCTGGTTGTCCACTAGCTATCATTTCCTCTATTCCACGCTGTGTGTACAGATAGTCAATATTAGTCGCTGTAGCCTCACCATTTTCATTTATATTCCTTTCTTTTAATAACCATTGTGCTAATAATTGAGTTCCTTGTTCCTGTACCTTGACTGATGACATATCTATACCAACACTGTATTTAAACGAAGGATTCAATAATATCTTCCCTATAGCAACCGTTAAAGCAGGTTGTAGAGTGCTGTACCTTTTAGTCATTTCAGCATATCTAACAATGTCTGGTATATTTGTTTCTGGAAGTATCTTAGCATTGTAATAACATGCCAGCTTAAATGCAATTTCATGCATGTCATTCACCTTATCTAACCTCCCTATATATTCTGCAACTATAGTATCTGAAAGCCCCACCTCCCACATCTTGTTTGGAATACCTTTGTAAACAATAACTGAAGCCAATGATGTCCCCCAGTTATCGTCTTTTACTGGGTCATAAGTTATCTTATATAAGTTATTATGAAACTTTGCTTCTGGCAGCTCATCTGGTGGGTGTTCATAAATAACAATAGCCCCCTTTAAGTTTCCCTTGTATTCATCTATGTTGTATGTTCTTATTGGAATTAATTCATTGTTATTAACCCATCTAACCATACTTCTGCTTTTGTTAGTATAATACAGCATTCCTACTGATTCTATCGCTTTTTGTGGTTCATCAACTTTTAAAGTCACATGCCTTTTTCTTAATAATGCAACTGGCAACTTGTTCCCACTTTTTGTTAAGAACATTTCAGATGGCACTATAGGCCTGTTCATTAATTCTTTCTCAAGTGAAGCCGTGTTGCCTGTTTTTGCTATCCTATCCCTCTCCTCCATTAATGACTCAAAACAGTCAGCAATATTGGTGTTACCCATCTCATCCCTGAATGTTTCTGATGCATAATAAGCTGGCAAAAATCTTCCTATATTAACTGGTCTTCCCTCAAACACATCTTTAAAAGAAAGGATATTGTAAGCATCTGCTTGTTCAAAAAGTCTTTGAGAGCCAAGGACCTTATCCATATTACCAGATGTCCCTGTCAAAAATGCTGTACCAAACTTTGTTTTTCTAATCATTGAGTTCTTAGCAGCAGCTAATACATCTAGTATGTTTGATACAAGCCCAACCTCATCAACTATAAATAAATTCGTTCTTTTTGATGCTGCTTTTTCTGGATTCTCTGTAGTTAAAACGTGATTTGATAATATTGACTGAGACCCTCTTGTGACCCACTGTTTCCCAAGTTTTTCTTGATATTGCGCAACTATCTTGGAGTCAATAGATGTTATATTGCCTGTGTATGCTTGATGAAAATAGCCTGGATAAAAAGTGGTGTTGCCATCTTCAGATTCTTCATAGCTACCAACTTCTAATAAGATGTTATTAAACATACCTTTTATTTTAGAGGCTAGCCCACCAAGCTTATCTCTATCTGGCGCTGAATACATTATCTCTATCTTAGGCGGCTTCCTTGTTATATCAAACTCTTTTACCCCACCAGTAATCCACTCATGCAAAATTATACCTGCTATTGAAAACGATTTTCCAGATCCCCTTGACCCTAATAGCATGTAATCCTTTGCCTCGTTTTCATATACTGGTTTACCATAAGTGTTCTCATGTGTCTTATGCAAGGCATCGATTATATCAACATATGGCTTAAGTTTCCCACTTGCGTCATATATGTGTTTTGCTAGCTTAAATTGTATCTCCTCGCGCTTTGAAAGAGGCTTCCCTTCATGCTTTTTCCCAACTAACCTGTGACATGTGAATGGAGCATCAACCCATCCTGACATCCCTCTGGCAGCATTATAGTCAGTGTGTATAATCCAATCAACATCTCTTAAATTAGGAAATACAGATTCTGCTGTATTCCCCTCCGCCTCATCTTCTATGATACCATAGTTTATGTAGCAATATAAAGATGGTGGCATATATCTAAATCCACCAACCTTGGTCCCATCTTCTAGGATTTTTGAGTCATTTCCCCATAAGCCTTCATACATCTTTGCTTCCCTGCTCAACCAAAAATTATCATATTCCATCGTTGATGGATGGAGATCATTAGTCCAATCCCTGTCGGCTATAAAGTCACTATTTGAATATAGTTCTGGGAATAGTCTAACTGGTTCCATGTGATAATATTTTATTATGCATTACGTTTGTCTCTGGCTGATAGCTGTCCTTGCCCTTTTATTGTTACATTACTGTTTTCATCCTCTTCAACCCTTCTCTTTATTTCATCCAGCGTCCCCCAGATGCCTTTTGCTTTGTCAAATAACTTCATCACCTTATCAGCCTCTGATGTTACATCAAGTTCCTCCAAATATTTATCTAGCTCTCTAGCTTTGTTAAGCCATGTTCTATAAAACTTCTGATTGTCAGTTAAGTTTATGGATATAAACTCATCAATCACATCACTATTATTATCCCAATCAATATTAAAATAATTTTTATCAATTTCAGCCTTTCTTAAAGCCTTGTCTTTAATTTTATACAAAGGAGATCTAGGATGCTCTAAAAGGTATATGCCCCACAGTATCTGTGAGGCATTAGGTTCCCTTTTCTTAAACTCTTTAAAGAATGTTATCAGGTTGTATTCTGGATTTTCATCATAAAAATCCTTATTCCAACTATTACTTATTTGCTTCACTACTATAATTGTTGTCCTTAAAAACCCACGTGAAGCCTAATCCACTACTATGTGCGGCATGATTACTTACATTTTCCTCATAATATGCGTCAATTTCCTTTGATGCATTTATGGCTGCATTAATAAGAACCATGGCAACATCAAGCCTTTCAATAGGCGCGGTTAAGTTGAACGCATTATTGATCACCTCAATTTTTACATCTAAATACTCTAGTTTCATTTTTATGTTTTATATTTAAACTTGTTTTATTTGAATTGTTAATAATACTGGCTGTATAGCATCTGGGTTAACAACCTTTACATCAAACTCATTTGTTATAAATTGCTCTTCTTCCTGTTTAAGATAGACAACAACATACTTTGTTTGATCACCAAGCGTTGTAGCTGGCGTAAATATTCCACCTATAACGCCAAGATATTTATCTGTTTGAGGAAGCTTTTTATAGGTCTTTAGCTTAACCTCTGCTGTACACGTACAATTAGCCTCTATTGATTTAATTAAATCATCTGGGTTGCTTACGCCACTAATAAATTGCCACTCTACGTAATACTTTGATTCATATGGTACCATATTCCCATCTTTATCAGTCCTTTTTGATATTGCCTTAACTCCTAGATCACAAACATAATCTATAAACTCAATATCACCTGTTTTTACACTTGTCATACTATTTCTTTTGTTATTTCATTTATTTGATAATAAAACTTTATCCCAAACTTTACCTTATAAGCATCCCAATCTTCTTTTGACTTGAACTCTCCCCATCTACCACATTCACAACGAGTTTCTTGTATCAACATCTTCTCCCATGTGTCGCATCCGCATCCATTACATTCACCATACCCAACACATGTCCCATTGATAATACATTGTGGGCACTGCCCTCTTCTAAACATTAACTGCTCTACACCGTGTAATGTCAATAGTTCTTCAGCATATGCTCCAACTAATTTTGACAATATAACCTGTTTCCACTTTACAGGATTTATCAAATCAATAAATAGGTATTTACCTATTTTCCATTTTCTTATATCTATCATAATTCTAATTTTGATTGTATAAATGATGATGGCACTAAAAATGTGATTAGATCATCTTTATTTACCATTAACTTGTCTTTTAAAAACACATATTTTGTCCACCCATAGAGTCCATTAATGTATTGAGGGATTGAATCTAGATCTGGCAGGTCTTTTGGCATCTCAGGACCTCTTGCAGTTGATATCCTTTCATTGTATTTTGATAGGGCTAATGCATACTCTGGATTTGGCTCAATTTGTGTCAGATAGTCAGCTATAGTAGCGAGACAATCCAATGTAAATATCTTTCTTTTTGATTCCGCAACACCTTCTCCCAGCTTTAAAACCTTTACTATTGATGTTGTCCTAAATGAATCCTCCTTAAGATAGAGCCCAGATTCTGTTTTGCCTTCATCATCTAGTGCCTTAATAACCTGCTTAAACAACCTTACTAACATCATATCACCAGGTATAACATAGTTTTCGTATTCACTTGATATCTTTAACTCATTAAATTCATTTAACTGCCTGATACCATCACTATACTCAGCTGCATGTCTAGCCTCTTTAGCTTCTCTAATTTCTTTCATCCTCCTTTCATTATCCTTCATTCTAGTGGCATCATCTAATATTAACTTCTTGGATCCACTGCCTTTAAACAATTTGTTATTTGTTTTTACTTGCATTTTTAAATATTTTACGCATTAAAAATAATTTTTTTAGTTTTAAATATAATATATCTTTCTTATCTACATCCATATCTTTTTTATATAGTTTCCATAATGTACGTATAGCTTCTTTAAAAAGAATTAACCTCGGAGAGAAAGAGCCAAAATTATGTAACAATATCTTATCAAAAGATAATGGATTTGATATCTCACGCTTTACAGAGATAAACATAAACTTTATTGCTTGCTCAACCTCAACATAAGAATACCCTGTTTCTTTAGAAACTTCAAAAAGTATATTTTTGATTCTAGAATTATCCCAAAAACTATATAGTCTCATTTTTTATTGTTAATATAAGCTCCGTGTCGCTTCTATTATTTTTTAATATATTGGGGATATCAAATCCGCTTTTACCCTTTACTAACCAGTTCTTTTTTAGCAACTTTGACCTGTAAATATAAATACCCCTGTTGCTTTTTGATATGCCATCTATCTTCGGCAAATTATGTAGCAAATCCTCATCAGATAAAGATAGTTTCTTATTCCATAGATAAACAATATTGGAATAATATACTAACTCCTTCTTAGATAGCTGCATATCCTTAGGCAACCCCAATACTTGGTATATAGAAATAAATTTACATATAGATTCAACACTATTGAAATTAACTTTTAAATTTATATTATACCTTTTCACACACATATAACCGCAATATTAAAATAAAAGTTCTATATTTGTGTAAAAAATTTTATACAATGTCGGTTTGGTTTAAAGAAAATACACACAAGTATACTAATGGTGAAGATGAGTACCTATCTGTTACAACTTTTATAAAAAGATTTTATGAAGAATTTGATAGTGACTATTGGTTAGATTATAAAACATGCGAAGCGTTTTATGTTGGGCTTAAAAAGCATGATGGTAAGTATATCAAAGGAGACGGCTTCTATAAAGAAGTTAAATCCAAAGGGCTTGAAAATATAATGGAATCATATATATGCAACAGTAGATATCAGATTATAAGAGAAGAGATATCAAAAGCATGGCGCGAAAAGAACACAAAGGCAACAACAAAAGGAACAGCATATCATAAGCAGCAAGAGCAAAACCTTTATGATAAAAAAAATATATTGCATCAAGGAATAATGTTGCCAGTGGTTAAAAGGGAAGTTCAAAAAGGTGATAACCAGTTTTCAGAAATAAAAGAGAATGGATGTTATCCAGAATACCTTGTGTTTAATAACGATGTCATGCTCGCAGGACAGATGGATGTCTTATATGCAGTGGATGGTAATATATGGATTGAAGACTATAAAACAAATGAAAAACTTGTCTTTGAAGCATATAACAAAAAAACAATGAAGTATCCATTTGAATGTATTCAAGATTGTAGCTTCGGACACTATACACTACAACTTAGTATATATGGATGGATGATGGAGCAAATGGGAATGTCAGTTAAAGAACTAACAATAATACATTACAATAAAAGAATACCAGTTCAATATATCAAAAAAGAAATTGATGAAGCAATGGAAATAAGAAGAGGGGAATTATCCCCTCTCTAATAGCAGTTACTAACATTAACATTACTATTTATCCGATTAAATATTTTGAAAAATCATTGCCCCTCATGGAATCATCTTGATCGTTATTACCTCCCTCTTCGCTGAAATTAGACTCAGGTTTTAATACCCACTTGTCTAATGTGTTCGGATAATGCTCATTCAAATACTTTAAAACATAAATTAATTTAACACCACAAGGAATATAAACACTCCAACTGCTTTCGTCTAAATATATAAACATAACTAATATTTATTTTGGCTTACCACACCCACACCCATTTGGCCTCCTATGATTATAACTTTTCATATTTCTCTTTTTATTATAACTATATATTTAACTCTTTAGTTCACTATATACAATCCCCCAATCCTTTAATTAACTATTTATTATATAAAATAAATAAAATAAAAGGTTTTACCCTGCAAAAATACAGGATGCAAAAATAATATATGTTCACTGGCGTTATATCTCTCTCATGTGCGGTGCCTCTTTTCCCTGTTTAACAGTAGGAAAGGTGAGGGTTACTACCTATTTCTAGCTGGGTATCACTATCTTATGACTCCAGTTCCAATGTTTCCGTGTCTGGTGCTAACTAACTGCCCCTTGGATCCATGATTGAAAATATCCTCTTATAATGCGCATCTCCAGAAGTCTCCCTAAAACCAGATTACTCTCAAAAAGAAAGGCTGAAGAATCTAACATCACCATTGTGATATCATAATAACGCATACACAAATCAAAAGTTCAATAAAAATTGTTTTTTATTAAATTCTTTTATGAAAGATATTTATGTTATTCAAAAAAGTGAATTATTCCCCCCACATAAATATAGCCTTTTTATTTACACCCCCTCCATAATAATATCTCATAAAAGACCCACATGGGCAATAAATCAATCTCTTTTACAAAAGTATTGATTTGAGAATTTTAAATTTAAAGAAATTGTATGTATAGAAGCTTAAATAAATAAAATAGTTAGAGTGATGAAATACAAAAGAGTTAGAGAGGTTGTAGTCCCCCCCAGCTAATCCCCCTACGTTTGGAGCGCTTTTCCATAGGCGCCACATTGTTAACCATAAAAAAATCATGATGATTGAAGTGAAAATTTTATCCCTTGGTGAAAACGCTAAGGGTTACTGGGCCTATGTTCAATGGATTGAGCATGGGTTTATTTGTACCGGCTTTGTTAAGCCTGTCTCATTGGATGGTCTTGAAAGGGACCAGACAATAAAGGTACCCAAGGGTGCCCTTGAGAGCAGGTAGCCACTTGCTCTCTCCCTGAAAGGGGGATAGAGTAAACTATTCAAATCAGGTGTTCAACACTACCTATCAAATGTGTTGTAAAATAAATAACTTTAACACAATGAATTATTGTATCATTTTTACCGACCATAAAATTGGAATTGAAATACCTGTAAGTAGTGATAGTCATACATCTATAGCAGAAAGATATATATGTAACAACTTCTTACAGTTCTGTGTTCTTGATGAATATGAACGTAAAAAATTAAAAGAAGGCGTTGACTATACGTCAGTATCCTCTGCTATAAAGTGGGGATACAATATTGTCACGTTGTGAAAACAACAGTTGTAGGTAATCTATAAACCTTCATTTTTGGATTAAAAAACCAACCTTAATTAGTTATCAGTTATCTTTAAACTGTTTGGTATAGCTCACCATGAAGTAGCTATTAATAATATTAATAAATATTAGCGATGGGCAATATTATTAATATGACACCACATCCTGTAAATATACTGGATGATGCTAATAATCAAATTATGGTTATACCTGCTTCAGGTAGCCTAATTAGATTGAAAGTATATACGGTAGATACTGGATGGACTGTTGACGACATAAGAGTGACAAAAACAGTATTTGGTAATCCAGAGGGATTGCCAGAGTATGAGTTTGGCACTTTCTATATTGTCAGCCAATTAGTCAAGTCTGCTCTGCCAAGTAGAGAAGACCTCTTAGTACCAGCAGAGGTACAAAGAGATACTAATGGTAACATTATAGGTTGCCTCAGTCTGGGTGCATAATGAGGTTTCACTGGAAAAATACCAGTTTAAGACTCTGAGTTTTTTATGCTTTTCTTGGAAACAAAATAAAGCATAACATTTTTATAGAAAATAATCTCTCTAATCTCTTGCTGTAATACCAGTAAAAAGCAAGAGAAACAGCGTACCATTAATCACAATGCCTATAGTAACTAGGTAAATGCATTGTGTTAATGAGCCATAGGGACGATGTGTATGTCAAGGCAGGACTGCACAGAGAGATTAATTATAAACGGCTTGTATAATACATAGCCGTATTTACATATTTGAGTGGGAGGAGGACATAACCTATTCAAATCAGGGGTTCAACACTACCTATGTTAAAGTGTGTTGTAAAACAAAAAAAATTGAAAAATGGAAATTATAGCATTTAAAATTTATAATTATAAAAGACGATAAAACACAGTTTGATTTATTTAAATTTGAAGGTAAGGAAATTATTATTACTGAAAAAATGGATGGTGAAAATACTACTATGATGAACGATAGTTTTTATGCTCGTTCATTAGATAGCAATACCCATCCTTCCAGAAATTTTGTAAAGATATGACACAGAAAATTTTAATAATAGGAAGCGGTGGCGAGGGCAAAAGCGCCTTAATGCTACAAGCGATGAAAGAGAAATACGGTGATGATATTGTATTGGTAACACCTGAAGAAGCTAAAGAGCAAGGATTAAAGCCTGAAGAGTTTGGGAATATACCAAGCTACAAGATAACAGCGCCGCCAATAATGGAACAACCAATGATTTTAGGAACTCCACCTTCGGGGAAAGAACAGCGTAGGAAAAGGCGTGAACAGGAACGAAAAGCTAATAAGAAACGCAAATGGTAGTGTTTTTTATTTCTTATAGTGTTTAGTATAAAGAGCGTTTTAAAATATTTTAGCAAGAAATCCCATTAATCACGAAGTGTGGGTGGGATGAGGTGAGTTGTAGGTAATCTATAAACCTTCATTTTTTATTCAGTTAAAATGTTATTAAGAATATATTTAGTTAACAATGTGGCCACAAAGAAGATAATAGTTTAATGGCAAAAGCCTAAAACATCTTTGTGGTCTTTTTTAAAAAAAATGAAATGATATGATATTAAAATGCACAAAAAGGGCAAGCATTATACTAGCCCACTATCAAAAACAGGGAAGACCTGTGCCAAAAAAAGCTTCTCAATTCGTTGAGAGTGCCTTTAAAGCAGAAAAGGCTCTGGTTGACGCCATAGCCGAGGCAAGATTATTCTTGCCAAAAAGATAAAAAGCAGTATATCACATAAAGGGGTGGTGTGATATGCTGGATTAATACACCCCATAAACTTTTAAACTTTTAAACTTAAAAACTTTATGCTTGAATTTAAGGAAGAAACCAGAAATGGTTACACTAACCTGGAAGCAACGTTCCAGGCAACACTAGTATCTGTTTCTGACACTGCTATTGTCAGAAACAATGATAGAGGTACAAGCTTTTATCCTTGCACCATTTCTTTGCCAAATGGTAAGGAAGTGTCAGCTTCAATAGAAGCATCGGCTCTGGAAAAATACCCAGACAGGTACAATGTTGGAAAAACCAACACTGTCACAGCCAGAAAGGTTGGTGATAGTATATACCTGACGGTTGCTCCGTTCAGTGGAACAACAAGAGTCACCATGGCTGACTTAGAGGCAGCTTTTGGTGAAGTGGAGGAAGAAAGGGTTGGCATAGCCAACATAGTTAACGGATAGTAATCTGTTAACTAGCTAGCGGCATTGTGATGATAGTAGTTCTCATCATTTTGCTGCTAGCTTATCACCGAATAAGACCAAGTGCTCATGTGCTTGGTCTTTTTTTTAGCTTTAAGCTTTATTCTAACTAATTTTTTATAATATTAAAACAAAAAAATGAAAATAGTATTTTCTATTTTGTTTATGTTTGTATTTTGCAGCATAAACGCTCAAGTATTTGGAAGTGTTCAGCAGATAACAGCAAGGAACGAGAAAAAAGAACATAAGCTATTGATTACTAATAGCCATGATTTATTTGGGGAAAAGGTTACAGTAGAGGCCAATAACCCATATGAAAAAAAAACAATAAGAAAAAGGGATAACTTATTTGGAGAACATTATGAGATATCCGATTATAAGGGTGATGTAAAGGCATCGGTTCAGGGTCTTAGTGGTAGCGGAATGCCAAAACCGCTACTTGGAGGCACACAATATATAATAAAAACAGATTAAAAAATATGAGTAATAGGAATTTTATCATAGCGCTTTTGTTAGTTACAACTGCGATAATATGGGCGGAATATAAGCCATTTAGTAAGGCAGAGAAAGAGCCTGAGTTGGTATACAGTATAATATTGCCAACGGATATTCTTTATATAGAAATAAGCAATAATAAATACAACCTGAAGTCTGAAAACAAAGGGTATATAGCGGAGAATCAGTCTATATATCAAATAGGTAAGATTGTTGAGATGGAGTCAGGGTATATTTCAAGGACATATTATGACTCTGTTGAAAATTGGATGTATGAAAATCATCCAAAAGAATACATAAAAAATATGGAAGACATAAGAGTTGCCGCAACAGTTGAATGAAAAAAGAGATTTTTTCTATAAAACCCTACGGAATAATATATTTCAATGAAGAGATGGCTAAAGCAATGGGTTTTGAATATGGTGATGAGCTTGAGTTTAAATTTACGAGAGATGCTGTTTTGTTTAAAATTAACAATAATCAGCTAAAAGGCGTTAAAGTGAGCCAAGCTAGCACTTCAGGCTTCTCTATAAGGGATAAATACATAAATAGGGCAATAATAAAGAGGCATCAATATGATGTCTCTATAATAAAGGAAGGAGAATGGTTTAAGATAGAAGATTGACATACAATAACATATTGGTGTCAATCTTTTTTAAAAGACAATCATGATTAATTTAGAGGTAGAGTTTAAGCACACAAACTCAGATATCATAGTATTTGAAATAAGAACTAATGTTAGGTGTGTTAAAAGTGGGTTCAATTACGAATACTTTGGCTTAAAAGGGTTTCATCCTGTCGTTACATATGAGCTTGATGAAACTCCTTTAGAAGAGTGTATAATATCTTCTCACACTAGCGATGAGATGATTATTATAAAAGAGTGGATTAATAGTCATTACAACGATATAGAAGATAAGTTAGTAGAATTGTTTATAAAACAAAACAAATAGATATATTTTAAAAAGATACAAAAATGGGATATTACACAAGTTACACACTATGTGTGCTAAATGGGGATGAAAACATCATCTCAAAACTAAGAGAAGAAAATAAAGATGCTATGTACGCAATAGATGAAAATGGTGTTAGTCTTTGTATGGCAAAATGGTATAAGCATGAAGAAGAGCTAAAAAGTTTCTCCAAAAGGAATCCAGATATATTGTTTAAGATTGAAGGTGAAGGTGAAGAAAATGGCGACCTATGGGTAAAGTACATAAAAAATGGGAAGGTGCAAGTTTGTTATGCAAAAATCTCATTTGATGAATACGATGAGAGTAAACTAAAATAGCAACAATAAATGGGTAGTCTAATAGTAGTTGATGTTGAATCTGATGGACAGTTAATATCAACAAATTCATTGGTGTGCTTTGGCGCTGTATTTTTGAATGACAAACTAGATAATACTTTCTATGGTCAAACAGCACCAATATCTAAAAATTATGATAAGGAGGCGTTGGCTATTTCTGGTTTTACAAGAGAAGAACATGAGAGGTTCCCTTTGCCTGAAACGACAATGAAAGAATTTCATACATGGCTTAAGCAATTTAAAAATCCTGTATTAATCAGCGATAACAACGGATATGATGCTAGCTGGATAAATTATTATCTTTTAAGATTTGTAGGCAGCAATCCATTAGGATGGTCAAGCAGAAGGATTGGAGATCTGTTTTGTGGTTTCTATAATAACCCATATTATAAATGGAAGAAGCATCGTAGTTATAAATTTGGATTTAAACATAATCATGATCCTTTAATGGATTGCAAAGCCAACGCTGCTGCACTTTTATACTTACGTGATTCTGGTTATAAATTATTTTGAACTGCTTCATCATTTGGTAAATTAGAAGTATTCTTGTATATTTGCATTATGGAAAATATAATTATACAAGAATATTTAGAAGGAAAATCTAATAAAGAACTTTCAGAAAAATTTAAATTACATAGAACTACTATTCAAAGAATATTAAAAAGAAATAATGTAATACTCAGAAAAACTACTGAAACTTCAAGAAAAAATAAAATTATTAATTTTAATGGAGATATTGTATCAAACAATGATGCTTATATTTTGGGATTGATATGGTCTGATGGAAATCTTTCAAATAACAATATAGAAATTTCTTTACATGAAAAGGATAAACAAATACTTACTGAAATAAGTAATTATATATATGGTTATGAAAAATTATCATATAGAAAGTCTAAAAAAATGGTATCAAAAGGAAAAATATATAATTGTTCAGCTCAATATAGGTTTTTAATATCTTCAAAAGATATTGTCGAAAAACTTAAAAAAGTAGGACTATTAGAGAGAAAATCATTAATTTGTAGATTTCCAAATATATTAGAGACTTATAATTCTCATTTTATAAGAGGTGTATTTGATGGTGATGGGTGTATTTTCATATCTAAAAAATATAAAGGGACAAATAGAGTAACTATCGTTTCAAATTTAAACTTTTGTGAAGATTTAAAAAGTATTATAGAGAAAGAATTAAATATTAACGTTAAAATTCAAAATAAAACAAATAATGTTAAAACTTTATCAATTACAGGAAATAATCAAATTAGAATTTTTATGAATTGGATATATAAAGATGCCGATTTAAAAATGAATAGAAAATATGAAAAATTTAAAAATGAATTTATATAGTTTTACGATGGATGATGCTATGGGAAATGCTGAAGTATTATTATACTATATAAAAGAAAAAGGGTTAAATATTAAGATATAATGATATTGCAATACTTAAAGTC